CTAAAACTCTTGCCCCATCAATTTCAAATTGTTTAAGTTCGTCCGAAATTTCTATAATATCGCCAACATTAACCATCAAAGCTTCTAACCCAGCTTTAAAATACACTATTTCTCTTTCAAGTTTATTAGAGTACAATACGTATTTAGCCAGCCTTCTTGCTTGCCCTCTGCTTGTAGTCCCTCTACCATTAAGTTCTCTAACTAACTTACCATCTTTTCTAATGCCGTCTTCGTCTTCCACAGTTTCATACGATATTTTAAAGTCGTCGTTTTTATCTTGAAACTGAACAGTTACACAATTAAAATTAGAAGATTTTGAAACATCTTGATAAGTAAAATAACCATCGAAAACATTTCCATTATTAAAAAATGCTGCTGGTTTTAAAGGCCTATCCGAATAAAAATCTAAAACTCCATTTGCCCAAAATGCATTACCATTAAATATGGCGGTTATTTGATTTATCATTTCAAAAGCAGAATCTGATTGATTGATTAATAAGTTAGCAGAATATCTTGGTTCTAAACCTCCAACACCATCTGATATACCCACAAAATAACCATTATTATCTACAGCATCACAATATCTTGCGATTTTATACAAATTAAATATATTTATATCTTCCGTGTCATCTAAAAAATTACCTATACCATATCTAGTATTTGTTAATAGGTCGTATAAAATCCAAGCAGGATTATCAGTCCATTCAAATTTAAAAGATCCATCCCAATCTCCATCATAAATTTTGGCGTTTTTCTGATAAGTTGACGCATCTTTGATAAATCTTTTATCTGTTCCATCCAATCTTAATGGAAAATAATTGCTTGGTATATTTACCTTCTTTAATTTCGTGTTATATGTTCTTGTCGGTATTGTTTGAAAATTTCTTGCATCTAATTCAGTCCTAACTAGCGCCGAAAAAGGATAAGAAAATTTACAATCTATATTTTCAATAATTGAATAAACAGAAACTCTTCTATCTATTCTAGTAGATAATGTTTCAAAATCTAATTTTCTAACTTTAACGTATCTTTTGTATTTTAACTTTAAAGAATCTATAGTTTCTGTATTAATAAAAGCTGGAGAATCCAATAAATCTTGATAACTTGGTAAAGGAATTTCGTTTGTCTTAACAGCATAAGGTCTTGACGCTATTCCGACATAAGTAACATTAAAAATTGTTTTTTGAAAATCTGATTCGGATACTCCTTCAAATCCAGCTTCAACTTGTAGATTTAAAGAAGCTCTGTCATCACCTATCCTAGAAGAATCTGGATCATCATCAAATATATGTTGACTCACTAATGAAAATATATTAAAAACAACTTCAATAGATTTTACTTCAGATCTTTGAACAATATGTGTCAAATTTTCTTCATCGTGATCTGTAAACGGATCGCTATTCCAGTCATTGAAATCATCTTCTCCAACCGCAGCTTGATCGGCACTAGATAAAGATGGACCGCCAAAAAAACCAGTAACGTATTTAGGAGAAGTTTGATCTGTATATTCACTAGCGTCGACGACTTCGTTTGCTGTTTTTGCTACACCTCCAACACCCAAATTAAGTAAATTTGGATTTGTGGAAATGTTTTCATATTTATGCGGACCAAGAAGCGTTTTTCCTTGGTACGAAATTTCAGATCTTGCATTTGCTGTCATCGGGTTTTGCACCTCGGATCCATCTCTTGATACTGCAAGAATATTTGGGTAATTAAAAGTTTCAGCGTCTCTTTCTTCTAATCTTATTTGTATTGGATAACCATGACCAGTGGGTCTAATAGTTCCTCCAAATGCATCTGAATACAAATCAACCGAAGATATTATATTTGGATTTGCTAAATTAGAATAACAAATATTACCATCTTCCATGCCAGAGAAAACATCATAATTATATTCAACTCCACTTTGATATTTTAATTGTTTAACTTCGTGATCATCATCTGTAAAAATCATAACTCTACTTAAACTTTCAAGTCTAAATTCCTCATTGATTCCAGACATTGCAGTTGAATCTGGACCAAGATATACTGGAAATAAAATTGCACCTTTAAATCTTTTTGCTCTTTTTTCCTCTAAACCTACAACATGGCTGTATGCATTAAGATTACCAGTTATATTATAAGGCTTATTTCTTCTTTCAGTCCTTCCTGGAGTCTTTAGATCAGTTTCTAGTACAATTGAATCTTTAATATCTCTTCTAATTCCACTAAATCCCTCAACATCTGGCATTACATATTTTAAGCTTTCTTCATCTAATTTGATTGCTGCGCCACTACCAAATGAAAAACTTAAATCATAACCTGGTTTTATCCTAGAATCTTCATCGTTTGCTGTAAAAAAAGTATGCGAGTCAGCTGGAAATATTAAATAACCAGTGTTACCGGCGGGTACAAAATCGTCTTGTTCATTTAAATAATCTTCTCTGGATATTGTTAAATTTTTTATGAAGACTTGATCATTTTCATCATATTGCCCTAATACATTATTAGTTTCACTATTATCTGTAGTAAAATCCATAAACGATAATGAAAGCAATCCAGGTGCATGATCGTTCGTACTATTTCGATCATTACTTGTTGAGGCTGTCCACGTGCTGTTAAAATCAAACCATTGATCCATATTACTTCGAGTATCAATGGTCGGTGGACCTCCAATCAATTTAGAAATTGGTGTATCAGTAAAAAATCTTATTCCACTTACTTTTGCTCCTGCTGGTATGTAAACACTACCAGTAAATCTATATGTTTCACCCCCTTTTAAACCTAAACCTAAAGCACCTGTTAATTTATCAGCCCGTTCAACATAACCTGGTGATTGTTTTCTTTCATATTCTTTGTCGTTTCCAACTTGACTATCTCTTACGGAGCTATTTTTTACATTTCCATTAGAAAAATCTAGAAAACTAAAATGATTAAAAACACCTTCGGATTTAGCCCTTAGTTCTAAAACATTTCTATTAATTTGTCCGCCCAAATTTAAAGTTTCGTGTTTTGCCCCAGTTAAACTTCTAAAAGTAAATCTACTTAAATCATGCTCTGCTTTTTGTTTAAAAATAAAACCTCTCGCTTCTTTTTGATTGGGAAGTTGTGAATTTAAATTAAATATGCCACTTATATGGGGCTCTATTAAACCAAAAGGCTCTTCAGATCCAGGTTGAAGCTTATAATGTCTAATGATATATGGTATGTCTCCTACTACTAATGGCCCCAAGTCACTGCTTCCTCCAGCTCCCCTATCTGCAATTCCTGTTGATTTACCCCACGCAGCGAATCTTTCGGGTAGGTTAGTAATTGCTTGGGTTGCGTATCCAGTTATATATAGATTTCTTAGAGTAGTACTTCCAGCTTGAGCAATAGGAACAAAACCTTTAAGAACTTTAGTAAATGCCCTTGTCATAAATGAGGTTTCTATATTTCCATTTTGAGTGTTTAAGCCAGCCCCATAAACCGTTGCCCCTTGATATTTCAATGGTCTACTGGTCGTCCAAGAATTTGAACTAGGTATGTTAAAACCCGCAGTATCAGAAATTTGATCTTGTCCATAAAAACTTTGTTGTCCATATGGAGATATTCTATATCCGGCACCACTAAAATTTTCCCAACCAGCTGGCTGACCCAAACCCAAATCATTAGTTATAGTCGAATCAGTGTTTATTCCTGGATTTGCGGCAAACTGCACTGAAACATCTCTATCTGAGCCACCAAGAGAATACTCGAGATTGTCTTTAGTTCTTATACTTGTTCCCCTAAATTTATCTGGCGATAAATGACTATCAGTGTAAGGCCTTAGCATGTAGCCAGCTGGTTGATCGGTACTAGCCTTCACCGCTTGCTTTCTTCCGCTTATGCCGATACCTGTGCTTAAATAAGCTCTAAAATCCATCAAATATCTTCTAACACCTGTCGTGTAATCTATTTGACAGGCCTTACAATCATTGAGTTTTAAGTTTTTGTGCCTTACTCTTTTTTCTACAGAGGCAACTACTGGTATATCGTCAAGAAAAGTTGCATTTAAAACGGGTGCATTTTTTCCTTCTACATCAAAAAAACCTTTTATCGGCCCATCTGATAATAATTCTATGGATGATAACCTCGCACTTCCAAGAAGAAGGTCAGCGCCAAAGGGAGGGCTTAATTGATTAAATGTGTCAAAAACTCTATCAGCATTAGCTTGAATTCTATTAGCTTTTGCCTGTGCCGCTGCACGCTTTTCGTCTTTTGACTTGCCGCCTTTATGACCTTGTACAGAATATTTACATATTTTTTTTAATTTTTTCTTTATGTAATCTTTCATCAATACCCCCTTATATAATTAGATATCGAAGAACTAAAAGCATTATGTATTTTTACCAAAGCCTCTGATTTTATATTTTCGTAAGATACATTTTGTCTGTCTTGTGATAAATTATAATTAGAAAGTGTTGTTCCAACGACATAAGAACCTATTCTTAATCTGCCGTATGATATTGGGCAAGTTCTACCTTGTGTTGAAACATTTTGTGGATTTTCAAACAAAAATGAAGCATTCTTTACAGACGTATTAACATATTGTTCGTCTGGTTCTGATTCCGGTATTGGGGTATTTAAGTAGGCAATACCAGCAATAATTAGCCCCATTCCAATTCCAAATAATATACCACCAACCAATGTACCAAGACCAAAATAAAAACCAGCGGCTGCTAAACCTCCACCAAGTATAAAAAACAAAGTAAATGGATCTTTACCTAAAATACTTGGGGCAATTTCTATTATTTTTGCGTGTTTGGTGTCATTTAAACTATATACAGTTTGAGTTTCATCATTAACTATGATTTCATAATGTGCGCCCTCTCTAGATTCATTTACTATGTATTTTTTAAATCCAGGAAACCTACTTTCCATTGCTGAAATTGCGCTAGAAGGTTTAGTAATGTTAGAAAAATAAAATTCCTTTCCATAAATTTTTGATATTTTTCCATGCAAAATAATTTTTGTTCTCATTAGTTGTATGCTCCTCCTCCAACTCCAGCTTCACTTCCTGCTGATCCACCTATTTGGTTAGCAGCTATGTCAGATACTAAACGACTTTCTTGCGATGTTAAGTCAATAGGATTAACTATTGATTCTATAACTTTTGTACCTATTCTTAACGCTCCATAACCCAAAGGCACTGGCGTATATTGAGCTGTTACATTTTGTCTATTTGAAAACATATAAGAAGCAGGTGCCACTCTTGCTATTGCCGACTTCGGTTCCTCTTCTGGTATTGGCGTCATTAAATATTGAATACCAGCTATTATTGCTGCGATCAAAACTTGCACAACAACTTGAATAAGAAAATCTACGTTTCCTTTAATTACTGGAACTATGTCTATTCTTTTAATTTGTTTTTTTTGAAAAGCTTCGTTTACAGATTCAATTGGTTGTTCATCCACGATGATTTCATAGTGTTCTCCTTTCTGCGCTTTGGATATAAAATATTGCATAAAACCCTCTCTGTTCGCATCTATAGCTTTAATGCAATCACTTGCTTTGTGTATATTTACAAATTTATGAAATCCACCAAACTTGTGTGCAGCTAATCCGTGCAAATATATTTCAGTCATTTTAGTTCCTCCTTTAATTTTTCTACACTTTCTTGATTTGCATCAGAATACTTTGGTTCATGAATATGGAATGAATTTTTCTCTAAAGAATAAATAACAAACGGATAACAAATTAAATCAGATGTTTTTAAATCAAAAGCGGATGGTTCACATCCACCCCTACAATGCGAATGATATACAGCAACAATATTGTTGGTTTTTTTTACAAACAAAAATTCTTTTGATGGAATATAAAACTCTTCCTCTGGTATTTCAGAATAATTTTTCATTGGTAACACACTTAATTCACCATCTTTTTCGACAACAAAACCGCAAACTTCTTTGTTTGGTTCTTTTTCTGATTGGTATTCTATTTGTCTTTTTATCATTTTAATAGGTATAACTTTCTGTTCCAGGAAATCCTCCGTAGGGTAAATTTTTATTTGCATTTACACCACCCCAATCATCATTAGCGAATCTTAACTTGCATCCAAAAAGTTTTTTGGAACACGCATCTTTGACCCATAAATCCGTTCTTTTATTAGGTGGTTCAGTTGCTCTTGCTGTATGACCAGATTTGCAAATATAATAAACGGGATGTTGTTGATAATAGTTTGCAGTTAAACCTTGTCCAGAAAGCACCCGATTACTATATGTGAAAACATAATCTCCAGTAGTATAACTTCTGTTATTTCCACCATCAGTTTGATTACCGCTCCAAAGACCTTTGTCTGTTATGAGTTCATTTACGCTAGATTCTATTCGTTTTGAGTGATTAGTTGTTGGCCCAGCATTTAAAACTTCCGTATTAAAACCATAACTTGTTCCAGCTCCAGTTATAAACAAAGCGTCATTAACTGTAGCTACTGGTCTATCATTTTTTTGTTGATTAGCATTATAGCCATATCTGCACCCATAACCCCTATAAATAAAAGGACAATATCTTGATGTTATTTTTCTAGAAGGTATTTCTACGTTCTCTAATTCTAAGCTAGAAACTAATTCAAATTCTACTGATAATTTATTTTCACTCATTTTTCTAGAAATAAAATATTTATCGTCTGGCATTTTCGCATTTGGGTTGGCTGTTCCAAATGGGTTGTTGTTTCCCGGAAAATTAGCGTCATCTAAAAATTTAACAAAAGTTCTTTTTCTTACTATTTTTGCGCCATTTAAATTATTGTATTTTCTTAGTAAGGAAGAGACATAGAGCCCGGCATTTGAAACTCTTATTTTTGGCCTAGGTAATCTCTGATCACCCAAAAGTTCAAATCCTTCAGATTCTACAGGAATCGGTAAATATTCTTGTCCATTAAATATAATTTTGCCTCCAACACCATTAGTTCCACCATGAAAGTTAATTTGTGCTTGACTATCGTTCTGATAATCGTAATATAAGGTATATAGTTCAATTAAAGCCGTTGGCTCCACATCAAATATAGCTCTAGCGAAATCTTGATTTATGCCTTTTCCCATGTACTATATTACACCGAAAATGAAAAAATACAAACAATTAAAAACAACATCCGTAAGATCTTACAAACCTAGTGATTTTAAAGAACTTTTTGAAGTTTTTGTTAAATTTCAAAAACAAGCAAAAATTGGCACATTTCACAACATATGTAAGGGTCACGGAGATGTGTTTGTCACAGCATTTTTAATAGAGGAACTAAAAAACCTAATAAAAAGATGCAAACACAATTACGTAGCTATAGATGAAGAAACTGGCAAAATTTGGGGCTTTGGTTGCGCTACCAATGATATAATGAATGGTTTTTTAACTGTTGAAAATTCCATGGAGATACAAATAGTTTTTAAAGATCCAGGTTATATTTTTAATAGGATTATGAAACACGCTCTTTTGGTAAACTTAAAAAAAGTTGCCAATGGTAGAAGAGTTTTTGCTGCTTTGGGGCCGAGAGACAAATTCACAAAGTATTTAGGTTTTGTTAAAAAAATCATGAATGTAAAAGTACATGGTAAAGATTCTTCTGGAAAAGTGTGGATAGAATTTATATTATAAGTCATGAAAGAAATATACTCAAAATTAGATAAAATATTAGAAAAGTTTAAATACGATTTAGTGGAAAGATATGAGTTTTTTCCACATAAATACGATATTGAGGAGAAAACTTCAGAAAAAGCGCTGTTAGACATACAAAAAAATGGCAATTTAGATAAAGCTAACTCTATTGAAGATAATGATAATAGAATATTGTTAAATGACGATATGCTTCATTCAATTGATTTAAAAGGTATGTTGGAAAAAGAGATGGGAATTAAAAGAGAATATTCTGGTTTTTTCTGGTATCCTTGTGATGCGTTTTGTGGCTGGCATACAAATAACAATGCTGAAGGAGAGCGTATATATTTTGCTTGGGCACCAGAAGATAATAAAAGCTTTTTTAGATACCAAGACCCAGAAACAAAAGAAATTATTACAGATTGGGATAAAAAAGGCTGGCAGTATAGAAAATTCAATGTGTCTAGAGATAAACCGTTTTGGCATTGCGTTGGCTCTAAAACTAACAGAATTAGCATAGGTTTAAGAATTAAGTGAATATAAAAGTTTGTGATTTTGAAGAAAAATGGTTGGAAGATTTAGCTTATGAATTTTATAGGTTTAATCGCAATAATCCAGTAAAAATGTTTAGCGACGTTTCTGAGGTTAAAACTTTTAAATCAAAATTAGATTATTTTAAAGACGCAGTGCGGTCAATGAATAGCCGATGTGATTATAATTATCTAGCTATAGATCAAACCAAAAACAAAATATATATGTTTTGCAGTTTTAAAATAAAAGAAAATATTTGTACAAATTATTGGATATTCAAATCTGTAGATTATCCCTTAGATAAACATTTATTTAAGACTCATTTTAAGTTTTTAGATAAAATGAAACAAAAGGGATTTACAAAAATCATAGCTAATATAGACAGGGTTAACGGAAATCCATTATTAAAATTCTGTGAAAGATATTATGGTTCAGATGCACAACAAATAAAAGGAGAAGGTGCAAAAGTTGTATTTGATTTAGAAAAAAACACTAGATGGAGATTTTACCTTGACAAATAAGAATATGCGTGTTAAAAAAGAAATAATGAGCAAATGGACAGAAAAACAAAAAGGGGCTTTGTGGAAGAAAAACACTGGTAAAGTTAAATATTTGTCTGGATATGTAGAAATAGAGGGTGTACAGCACAAAGTTGTCATCTTTCCAAATAAATACAAAAAAGAATCAAAACATCCCGAATTTATTATATACTCTCCCTTCGAAAAATAGTGTAAAGACACTATATGGCAGAGAATCCACACGATTTAGAGAAACAGATAAGGGGGCTTGGTTTAACCGATTTAACTGCAAGCGGTGAAGGAAGTATAGTAGATAAAATTTCACAACTAAAATTTGATTATGACACCGGAAACTCTCAAGCGTTACATGCAATCGAAAAAACCCTCAAAGAATACAATAAATCACTTGCGAATATTGCTGGTGAGGGTTTAGTTAGAACGGGTTTATACAAAACAGATACTCTTAATGCTGGATTTTTACCTGCTACAATCACCGGATTTTTTAATAGCGCAACAAACGAAAGATTATTTAAGTTTTTTACTGAAGATAACAATGCTTTTTTGTATGGATTTAGAAGACTTAATGATGGTTACACTGGTTACTCTTGTAGAATTAGAAGGCAATATGACCTAGCTCAAGTTGATGTTAGATTTGATGATAATGGTATTGTTTCACCTACTTCGCAAGTTGATTTAGCCCACACTGGTTTTGGCACTGGATTAAGACCAGATGAACAGACTTTTAGTGGTTTCTGCAAACCGAATTATTTAGGCACTGGTTTTACAAGTAGTGAATTTAATACAGTTACAGTTTCCAAGATTTATTCACAAGGAAAAAGCCAAAACTTTACTGGAGAATTTCAATTAGGTAATTATACAGCAGGTTTTGGATCAGCACCAGAAACTACAATGCCATCTGGTGAATCGTTTCAGTTAGACGTAAATGATGTCAATAGTGCATCTTATGGTAATTTTATAGCCACAAGTGAATATAATGGTCAAAGCGAGTGGCAATTATTGAAAGGTACTGGCGTAACTGTTGGTTCGAGGACTATTATGTTTCCAATTTATGTCAAATCTAGACAATTCCAAGAATTTCAAGTTATGTATCCCCAGAATTTTGGAACCGGTCACCCCCAAGGATTAAGATGGGTAGTAAGAGATCGAGGCAATTCAGAAGGTATGACTAATTGGTCGGACGTAATTAGTTATTATCTAGGTAGGACTACTATAGGAGACTTCGATCTTGGTCAAGCTTACAGCTCCCAAGTAATTACTTTAGGCGCTAATGAAATTAGCAGCAATAGACCTTATGATTTTACTGCCTGGGCAGTAAAAGATGGAACCTTTTCTTTTGGTTTGGGAAATGGATTTGACTCAAGTTCTACATTTGTTTACTACCGAAACAAAATAAACAATCAACCAATTGTTGCTACAGGTAAGACAAAAATATTTTATGACGATGGCACGAATAGATTAGGTATGAAGTTTAATGCTGAAGGTAATGCTTCGGTTTTACATAATGATGGTAATTTTATAGCTTTAGGTAGTGAAGCTTCGATGGGTTTTGTTGTAGGGACAGACAAAACAGGAGAAAACCAAACTGTATTTAGCCAAGGAGAACAAGAAGGTGTTAGTATCGAAGGGGCAGGTACTGCACATGATGGTGCGTATTTGGTTTATGGTTTACATTTTGCTTCATCACAATACGCTTGGAAGGGTCAATTTTATGATACTAACACAGATATAAAAACAAGTGTTGGTCCAATGACACCAAATAGTGGTAGAGATACAAATACCCACTTTATACAAATGCACGTTTCAGCTACAGCTTCAAGTAGTTTGGAGGGAAATAGAGGTATTTTAGAATTTGATGGTGTTAGACAAGTCGGCAGCATTGATACTCCCGATAGTTCTCAAGCTTTCTTAAACGATGTGACTCGTATTGGCGCTCGTCTAGGTAACGGTGGAGTTTTAACCGAGGGACTTGACGGAACTATTTATGAAATGATTTTCTTTAGTAATGATTCGCAACTTGACCAAGACGAATTAAACAGATATAGACCAAACGTGGTAGATTATCACGATATAACCTTACAAAATGAGTAAACTAAATAATAAATTTGTAATCTTAACTGCATTTTATAATTCTGAAGACTATATCGGAAGAAGTATTGATGGTACACTGAATCAAAGTTTTAAAGATTTGGGTGTTATTTTTATTGACGATGCTTCTACCGATGATTCTAAAGATATTTTGTTTAATAAAATCACGGGTCAATATGGTGGTAATATAGAACAATCTGGCAGTTCTAACGTTTGGATAGGCAATGCCATGAACAAAGATATTATATATGTAGAAAATTCTACCAATGTTGGTTCAGCCGCTTTAAATCAAAAAAATGCTGTTGATAATTATATATCAAATACAAATACAATTTGTGGTATCGTGGACGGAGACGATTTCTTACATCACGGTGGAGCTGTTAGTTGGGCAGTTGAAAAAATGGGGCAAGATAAATTAATGTACGCTTCTACTCAACATTGGCGATCAAACGTAGGGACAAAAAATGGTTACGCCTTATCAAATAAATTATTGAGTCAAGATGATTTTCCAGATATTGTAATCGATGGTGTTACATATCCTGGTCATACCTGTCCACCATTAAGAACTCAAGGTTGGGCATTTCAACATTTTAGAGCGTTCAAAAAAGTTTTATCAGACAATGTCATTACTGGCAGAAGTTTTGTAAACCCAACTGGTGGACTCATAAAAGCTGGAAGTGATGTTGCTTATTTTAAACCAATGATTGATATGGCTGGAACTGATAGAATAGTTATTTCAAGAGCTTCTCATTATACTTATACGTACGACTCTCCTCTTAACGATCATCACATACACCACGAAGAACAAAATAGGAATGCAAAATTCTGCACCTATAATTTAAGTGGTGTTGATTTTGTTACTGGAGATGACCTTGCAGTTTCTGGTTTTTGCACTAAACACAACTTGCAAATGAACTATGTTACTGGTTCAAACATAAATTTTTCTGGCATCGCTAATAATAAAAGTGGTTATTTTATTTTTGATAGAACTACTCCAAATAGTCCAGATGGCACGATAACTTGTGCTACTCCTTACGACAGACTAAGTTTATAGTTGACAAAACCCATATATAATTTATACATAATATATGGAAAAAGTAATAAAACCCAAATGGGGTTGGTATAAAGTTCTAAGTAAAAAGCGAACCAAAGATCACAAGGTCAAATATTTACATATTGAACCAAATAAATCATTATCAAACCAAAGACATTTTAAAAGGTCTGAGCATTGGTTTGTTGTAGAGGGAGAATTGTATTTGGATTTAGTTATTAACGATATAGCCATGAGCGTCACTTTAGAAAAGGGAGACTCGCTAGATATCCCTGTTGGTTCTTGGCATCACCCACAAAATTTAACAGATAAACCTTGTTTGATTTTAGAAATACAGCACGGAGAAGAATGTGTTGAAGAGGATATAGAAAGAAAATGAGTAAATCTTTAGCTGTATTTATGTCGGAAAACAGCTATCAAATAGCTGAAGGCAAAATATATCACCAAAAACCATTTTTAAAAAATTTTTTAAAAAAAGAAACTTGGGTTAAAAACATATTAGAAATAGGCTTTAATGCAGGTCACTCTGCTGACTTTATGCTTTCTCAGAGAGATGACATATCTGTTACATCTGTAGATTTAGCTAAACATAATTACGTTATACCTTGCTCTAGTTTTATATCTGAAAAATATCCAAATAGATTTAAATTTGTGCGTGGTGATTCTAGATATGTCCTTGAAAATATAACAGACAAATTTGATTTTATTTTTATAGATGGTGGACATTTTGACGATATTCCATATCAAGATATGGTGAACTGCAAAAGATTATCGAACGAAAAAACCATTGTTATGTTAGACGATTATCAAACTAAACACGCATATCAAAGAAATGTAAAAAAATGCTTTGACCAACTGTCTGATAAGGGCTTTGTAAAATGTATCGACATACCACATAGAGGTGGTGGAGATGGTTGGATTTTGTATAAATATGTGTAAATAAAGTTATGAAAGGTTATATTACAGTAGTAGGAGTAAATGATGGTACAAAGAGATTACAGAAAGCCACTGGTTATGGCACTTTAACTTACAAATATCATAAAAATTACTCCCTTGAGTTCCAAAATGAAACTTTTTTTGTAGAATTGCTTGATTTTATTGTCTCAGAAAAAACTATAGAATTTTCTGGTTGGTTGGGCGATAAAGAGCATAAGTATGGCAGAATAGCTTTTCAGTTTGAGCCAACTAATTGAAAAAGTTCCAAATAAACTTATAATAGTGTAAATGAAGTTATGTTTGGACTTGTCACGATGCTATTATCGACATTGGGGGCGACTGGTATGGGCAGTATGCTTAAGATTCTTGGTGGCGCTTTTCAAGGGATGTCCGAAGCCAAAGCCGCAAAAGAGCGTCGTGAACTCATTAGAGACATGCAGATTCGTGGAATGGATCATGAGTTCCAGAAAATGCTCATTGGCGAAACTGATAAAGACACAGGCATGTTTACTAGGGCTACTCGTCGTCTTATTGCTTTTATGGGGATGCTCAACTTTGCAATCATCTCGATACTCTGCACCCTCTTCCCTAACACAACCCTTGTTACCTTCACACCACCAGAAAATAAAGAAGCAACAGAAATCCTCTGGGGACTCATTACCTTCCCAAGTGGAACAGAAATCACCTCTACCATCACTACTGGACACATCTCTCTTGTCGCAATCACCACTTTGGGAGCGATCATTGGATTCTACTTCACTCCAGGCGGTCGAAAAGGATAAATAATGTGTAAATAATAGTGAGCAAAAACGCTCGCTAATTTAAAAATTTGCAAATAAGACATTATGGTAGGAGATATTCTAAACTTCATTGAACAGATTGGCGTTCCAATCACAAGTGCATTAGCAGTAGGTTACTTTTTGTTTATCATACTTAAATTCCTGTTGGCTCAAGTTACAGACAGAGTATCTGGACTTTCCAGAGCATTATTATCGCTTGAAAACAAGGTAGATGTGATGAACAACGACATTGTTAAGATAGATACTCAATTTTCTTGTGCGTTTGGTTGCGAACCGAATCTAAATAGAATAGTGGCAAGTGAGGGCAAGGAAGATTGTCGTGACGACTGACCAACTAGAGCATTATCAAAAAAAAGGTTGGGTCATACTAGAAGATGTGATACCAAACGACCTCTTGCAAATAGTAAAGAAAGAAGGATTAAAACTTAGAAAAGAACAACCAAAATCATCACACCCAATTGTACCTTGTGCTAGTCTTCATAGCAAACTCTTATGGGAACTTTACACCTCTCCATTTATGTATGAAATCGCTCAACAAATACTTGGAAGCGAAATATGGTTGTTTAACGACCAAATAGTATATAAGTTACCGAATGACAATATGGCTTTCGCACCACACTATGACAATCAATTTGGTGGCGAAAATAAAAACAAAAAAATACATACAGTAAATTGTTCTTGGATTTTAGATGATTTTTTAGTTGACAATGGAGCGTTATCAGTATTAAATAAAGACGATAAAAATTGGGTAACAATTTATCCACAAGAACGAGACATAGTAGCAATCAATGGAAACACAACTCACGCATCGAAACCAAATAAGTCAAATAAAGAAAGAGGACTATACGCTTGTGTTTATTCCGAGTCTCCAATCACATTAGAGGGTTTTTACAAAAGAAAATTTGAATTTTAACAAACAACAATTATTATAAACAATTATGAGTGGATATGAATTTCAACATTGGGCTGACATTGTCAGCAAGTTCGGATTCTCGCTAATAGCGATAGTCGGTCTAGGGTTCTTTGTTTGGCACATTTGGAAATGGGTCACAACTAAAGTAAATCCTGCATTAGATAGTTGTGGTGCTTCATTAGGAAAGCTAAAGAAGCAAATACAATCACTAGATAATGATATGATTAGATTAAATATGAAACTCAAAATTTTAATTCAAGAGCGTCATATCACAGATAAACATAAGTCAGTTGACGATAAAAACGCTCACAAATAATAAAAATCGCAAATAAGTATATACTATGGAAATATTAACAAATCCAATCCTATGGTTCGGAGTCGCAATCGTTGTTATTGCACTTATTGAGTCAAAACGACAAAAGTCGTCACCGAAGTGTCAAGGTGCAAATAAGACATCTTGCACGAGTAAACCAACAAGAGCTAGAACA